GAGTCTGGATCAAGCACTGTGCCACTTGACATTAGCAGGATGTATGGGCAATAGAACGCTGCTGCGTCTGTCTCTGTTGACCCTTTGTATCCTACTAGTACATTGTCGTTTGCTGCGTACTGGTTTACATAAATTCTCATAGTACCGTTTAGTGTACCAACGAATTTTGTGTTTGTAGGTGCCTCGAAAGGACCTTCTGTTGTACGTGCAAATGCTGATGTAGTTGCACTCTGTAGTACTGTTAGTACTGTTGGAGAAACAACTGCCCAGTTACCTGCGCCACGGCGTGTACGTGCTGCAATTGTGTTTGCATTTTTGTTGATTAGAACTGCAAGAGCTGCATGCTCGTCACCAACAAAAGTAGCTGTACCACTTACACCGGCTTGGCCGTATGTGTCTGTAGCTGCACCAGCTAGTGATGTTAGACTTGAAATGATTTCTTGATCAATTTCAGCAGTAATCTCTTGAGCAAGTGCTTGCATGATTTCTGCTTCAACATCTAGGCCATGCATAGACTGTGCGTCTTGTGCGGCTTCGAATGTCCAACGTGCTGATAGCTTACGTGTTTTTGCTTCAACAGTTTGCTTGAGTACTTGAATACTCATCTTTTTACCAGCTAAACCTTCTTGAGTTGCTGTTGCATCTGCACGGTTTGTAGTTGCATTACCTGAGTATCCAGTTGCAATTGCAAATGGGCTTAGGGCTTCATCACCAGCTGTTGCTGAGTCAAAAGTTTCTGCATAACGCACACGTAGAGTGTGAATTTGTCCAACTGGGCCTGTCATAGGCTGTACACCAACGATTTCGTTAGCGATAACAGTTGGCATAACACGTCTGATTACTGGAAGAATTACTTTGTTTAGTGTTGCAACGTTGCCTGCTTGAGTTGCACCAGCTGTTGCAGATTCTGCAATATAGCGTTTAGTGTTTTCAAGTACTGATTCCATTACTTTTTTCTTTGTTCCAGATAGACCATCCGTAAGGGCTTCTTTAGTTGCGCCCCAATTTTCCATTAGGTTGTCTGCCATTTTCGGTCTCCTTAACTTATTAAATACCGGCTAATTTGCGAAGGTTCACAATGTTAGCATCAACATTAGCTTCTGCTAACTTTGCTTTTCCACCAGTGATCTCTTTCGAGGATTCACTAAGCACCTTCGTTTTTTTAGTTTGTTTTTCTTCATTCAATACTGAAGGAAGATACTTATTAAATGCATTTTGTAAATCTGATGTCTTCGTAGACTCAAGTAGTGCATTCATAATGTCTTTATGTTGTTTTGAAAGCGGTGCCATCATTTCATTCATGATTAGCTTGCGCTCTGCTGTGTCCTCAGCAATACGTATCTTACGTGCTGATTCTGTTAGCTGAACTTCTTTTTTTGCAACAATTGTTTTTGCTTCATCAAGTTTTGCTTTTAACTCGCTTACTTCTTTGTTCATTTTAGCAACTTCAGTACCTTCATTTAGGTAGCTGCCCATAAACTCTCCAGCAAATGTTTCAAAAATCTTACGTCCAAATGTGTTTTCTTTTGCCACTTGGATGTCTTCTTTAAGTGATGTAAGTTCAGTCTTGATAGTATTTTCAAGAATGTTTTCCACCTTAACTGCTGCAGTTTCAATAAACTTGCGTTTAGTCTGCTCGATGACATTTTTGCCTTCTTTTATCATTTTGACTTTTGCTTCAACTAGTGAGCGTTTGTCTTCATGAAACTCGTTTAGCTCTTTTGTAAGTTGTTCAAGAACAAAGCCTTCTAACTGTGCCATATTCTTGTCCTGTGCTTCACGGTCTTCACGCAATTCATTAATTTCCTTGCGTAACGTTTCCATCACAAAATCATTCAGTACATTTGCATGTTCTGACATGTGCTTGCGATAAGCAACACGATCTTCAGCTACTTTAGCTTTGTCTGCTTGGAACTCTTCGAGTTCTTTTGCAATAACTTCACCAATCATTGTATCCATTGCTTCTACAATTTGCGATTTGTCATTTTCATAACGTTCTGCAAATTCTTCACGTAGTTCTGATGCAACTTCTTCACGTAGTTCAGATTGCTTAGTTTCCCAAGCCTCTGAAATTGAAGACCTAACCTCTTCTGAAAGAGCTCCGGAGCTTAATAGTTCATCTATTGAGTGAGCCATATTAATCTCTCCTATACCTTAGGTTCTCTATAAAATTCGTTACCTCTTCTTGTAGATAACGTTGTGCTTTTGTGTCGTGCTTTACAGCAGAAGCCACATCCAACAATACATTGCCCCGTCTATGATTCATAATTCTTTCATAAATTGGATCGGGATAAGCATTTGGTGCACTTGGATTTGCAACAATATCAACGGTGATGATTTCAAAGTCTTTGACTACACCCTCGTCGTTAACGTTGCCACTGCCTCTGCTCGACACGCCTAGATTACACCCACTCTCAATAAGGGTTTTACATATATTTCCCATTGGAGTAGGTAGTAGTTTCAGTTTACCGATACCGTTAGCACCATCAATATCCATTTCTGTGATAATGTGTGATACACGATCTAAATTAATATTTAAATCATCCGGGTGATCAGCTTCGCCTAATACTGAATACCCACTTTTGATTTTTTCAGTAATTGCCTTAACAGCATTATGAATTTCTTCTCTAGTGTATATTCGGTTATTTTGGTTTCGTACATCGCCTTCAATAAAGATACCTTTCATGTACAGGCTTTTGCCACCGTTCGCTTCTTCAATTGCTTCAGTGACAATGTTTGCCTGATTAAATGTTAGGTGCTCTTGTAATGCTGTCGACATATTACTTCATCGCCCTTACTGGACCATGGTCTGATGTTGTTTCACGCTTTGGAGCTGGTGCTGCACTTGGCGAACCTGCTTCTTGTGGACCTGTAACACCCATGTCTTTAGCTGCTGGCGCTTTGCCACCTGCTTCTGTCGAGCCACCTGCGATGTTAACTGGCTTGGCATCTGACATTGAACTGTCGCCTGGGCCAACTGGTGATTTTGCACCGTCGTCACCTGCTGAATGTGACACACTGACTGCTGTCAATGTTGCGCCTTCTTCAACTGCTTCAACTTCGTCGTCGTCACTGTCATCTGATTCAAAAGCAGCCATTTCTTCCATTTCTGGTTCGTCAGCTGGTTCATCGTCCATCATGTCCGCAAATGCTGCACGTAGTTCTGCAATTGCATCTTCTACATTAGCTAGTGCTTCTTCTGGTTCTGCAGCTTCTTCATCTGCATCCATGTCCATATCCATGTCCATTTCTGGTGCTTCTTCTTCACCGCCCATGTCCATTTCTCCGTCATGATCATCTTCGCCGTATACTTCTTCAGCTTCAATTTCGTCTTCAGCTGTTTCAATATCGCCTAGGAAGTCTTCTTCAGCATCGTAGTTATTGATACCTTCTTCAACATCGTATGTTTCGTCTAAGTCTTCGTCTTGAATATCTTCTTCCACTGATTCATCACTCTCTGAAAGTGATGCCCAATGATTTTTTGCTTTCTCAACAAATACATCATGCAAAAGGTCTGACGCTTTTTCACGATCTTCATTGACAAGATATTCGAGTACTTTAACTAGTGAATCTTTGTGATTACTCATTTTATATCTCCTTAAAAATTCAGGCTTGCCATTACTGGTTTACAAGTATTATTTATTACCAATACGTTTTACCATAGAAAAAAGGCATAAAAACTGTACTTTTTGACTAAAACAGTCAGATAAGTAAGTTTCTATGCCTTAATTTAAATAATTTTGTTTATTGACCAGATGGTCTACGGTATATTTGTTGCACTCTTTGTGTTCGAGAAGCATGTTCTGTCTTGTGAATTTCACGCTGTTTACGTAGTCTATTAATGTGTTTTAGTGTTAGTCTACTACGTCTAACATCATCAATTTTACGATTTGAATATTCATCTTCTTCTGCATCATAGTACTCAACTAAAAATTCGTTACTGCGCATTTGCATCTCCCCCTGCTGGTGCTGTTACATTTTCAGCACCGCTAATTGGTGATTCATCACCACCCATGTCACCGCCATCTTCTAAGTTATCTAAATCTGGTGCTTCACCACTATCAATATCAAATCCACGCACGCCAACACTACCAAGTCCTGGCTCGCTATCAGATGCTGGGCCTGTACCGGATTTATTTTCTTCCATCCACATACGTTCGTTTTCAAGTATTTCATCTTCTGTAAGACCAAGATACTTACTTAACATAAATCGTCTACTTAAATAATCAACACCTTCAAGTGATCCAAATACGTTTGCTCTTGCAGCATGTACTTCAATTTCTTTATATTCACTAAAGCTCTGTGGCTCTACAAATGTAAGATTAAAAATACTACTATCAATATTAAGACCTCTATTCTTCATAAACAGTTTAAATTCATTGTCAAATACTGGTGAGATAATAGTTTGTAATCTCTGACAGTATTGGTTAAATCTGTACTCTTGAATAAACGCTGTGCCTACTCTACCATCTACATAACTTGCTGTTCCATCGTCTGGTCCTGTTGGCAAGTAACTGCTAGGCACACGCAATGCTCTTAGCATTTTGTTTGTAAAGTAACGCAAGTCATCAATTTGACCCAAGTTGTCACCACCTGGTAACACTTCAACCTTACTACCTCTGCCTTCAGCAGTTTGTGCAAAGAAGTAGTCTTCCATAATACTAAGTGGATTATAACTTGCATCCATAATACTTGAACCGCCACCAGTTTTACTTGGAATGCGCTTCTGATGTATTTCGTTTTTAACACGCTCAACAAAACCCATAGCTTTGTTAGCTGGCATATTACCTACATCAACATAAAATACACGGCGTTCTGGTGCACGTTGTACTCGGTAGATAATAATACTATCTTCCAGTAATTCTTTTTGTTTGTATGTTTTAAAGATTGAATCTAATATACTTGCACCAAATGGGAAGTCATTGTCCATTCCTTCTGTTAATGCGGCGTGTACCATGTGTGTTGCATCAACATTGTATTCTTGTATATTTCCTAATGAACTACTGTAATCTCCACCTAGTCCAAGTGCATTACGTTCAGTACCACGCATAGTACTATTAACAGTACTGTAAGTTTCAGTATGCTTAATAGGCTCACTTACTGTTTTGTTTTGCATGTTTAAATCTAAGTTTTTAAGAACATACTGCTCAGGCTCTTTGCCTTTTGCCTCGTTTATAATAATCTTACTAACGTCTACTGGATTTACATAGTACATTTCCCATGTTTCTGGATCACGTACAAAAAATTGATCTCCATATTTAATTGCATTACGAAATGTTTTAAAAATGCGTCTATCCCAATCCTGTAAGTTACACCATTGTCGCAGTGTTTGCTCTAGAAT